GCAACAGTTCCTCTAGTTGAAGCCTTGACCACCAAATCTGTATAGCCAGTTTGCGGGATGCTATTAAAAGTAACTGAAGATGCTGTAGCAGCGCCGACAGTGATTGTTTCTAGGAGTGTGTATGTATTAGCCATTTAGTTTCCCCTTTATGCTGCCGTGATGCCGTAGAGTGATGCTGTTGTTCCAGCCTGAAAAGAACCACCACTAAACATCAATAAGTTAATTGCTGTAATTGCAGCAGTTGAACGCCATAAACCAGCAGAAGCATCAACACCGTTTGCAGCATTGTTGGCGCGAACCAACATTGTTTTATTGGTGGTTGTGTTGGAATAATTCATAACATTAAGTATTTGAGTGCTTTGACCAGTTCCTAAGTTTCCATAATAAGTAGTTTGGATTAAAGTATCATTGGAAAGTCTATTTGAACCAGCCGTTGAACCGTTACCAAATAGACGAGTTACAGAATAGTTAGATGCTGTGTCAGAATTAAACCTAACATATAAATCCCAATAATTACTATTTGCTGTTCCTTGTAATACAAGAACTAAATCGGTGTATGTGCTTGGGATAGAAGTAAAATTGATTGTTGTGGATGAAGAACCAAGAGTGGTTGAGGCAATCTGTGTGTATGTATTTCCTGCGGCCATATTATTTTGCTCCGTAAAGTGCGAAAGAACTATTGTTCAAAAAAACACCACTGGCGCTAACCAAAGATATTGAAGTAATTGCTGCGGTATTCATCCAAAGAGTTGAGTTGAAAAATATTTCACCGTCTGTGTTAAAGTCAATACCACTTAAAGAACGAACAGTTTTATTTTTATTGGTATTTGCATAATCTAAAATGTCAATAACTCCTGGGCTAAATATGCCAGTGTTAGATTGAATCATCCAAGTTGCAGCATTTCTCACGCTTGTATAATTTCCAGCGTAAGCAGAACTTCCGCTACCCGCTAAATAATGCTGATTATAATTAGTAGTAGTTGTATCACTATTAAATTGAATTGCAAGTGCATCATAAGCATTACTACTGTAACTAATACCACCAGTAACTCTAATTTGTAAATGGCGATAGGTGCTAGGAATTGAAGTAAAAGAAATTGTTGCGCTTGAACCTGTAGCAGTCACTGTCGCAATGCTGTCAAAGTCCTTGCCTGGCGCCCAGAGGTTGCCTGAGATGGCACTAGCCATAATTCCTAGCATTGGCATTAGGAAAGGTCTCCAAACACTATCCAACTATTAGCAGCAAGTTTTTTACAAGTAGCACCAGAGTTAACAACACGTAGTTTAGGTGTAGCACTTGTTGCACCTGTTGAGATTACAGTTGTAGTTCCAGGAGTTACAGCACCAATTGTTGGTTGACCTGCACCAGTAATCCAGAACACATTGATTTCTGTACCTACTGCAAAGTTAAATGTAGCATCTGTTGGGATGTTAAATTGTACAGATGAAGCATTATTCATTGAGAATAACTGACCTTCATCGCCAGAGGCAAAGGTATATGCAGCAGTCTTGGCTGTATAAGTAGATGAAATCTTAGGACTAGATATTACTGGAGCAGTTAAAGTTTTATTAGTAAGAGTATCTGCTGATGAAGTAGTGACAACATTAACACCTTCAATAGAAACAACGCCAGCAGAAACTCTGGCAATAGTTGTATCAGTTGCGTGCCCTAGTTCAACGCTACCCACACCAAGTGCTGTTGAAGTTGAAGCAGTTATACCGCTTACTGGTAGACCAGTAGCATTAGTAAGGGTTCCAGATGCAGGAGTTCCAAGAGCGCCACCAGATGTAATCAAAGTTGCTGATGTAGGAATTGTAGTTCCGTTGATGCTGGTAGCAGTTGCTGCACCCAATACAGGAGTTACAAGTGTTGGAGTGCTGGCAAATACTAATGCACCAGTACCAGTTTCATCTGAAATAACACCAGCAAGTTCTGCAGATGTTGTAGCAGCGTGTACTGATAATTTATCTGTAGTAACTACTAGAGTCTTAGATGTTGGAATTGTTGTGCCATTGACAGATGTGGCTGTGGCTACACCAAGTACAGGAGTAACAAGTGTTGGGCTAGTATCAACTACAAATTTAGTTCCAGTACCAGTCTGTGAAGCAATAGATGTTGCTGAGCCAACAGAAGTAATTGGACCAGTCAAGTTGCTAGGAGCAACTGTTACGCCATCTACATAGCCTTTAGTGGCTGCATCAGTAGATACTGTAGGTGTTCCCATACCAGTAATCTTGTTAGTGCCCATAGCAATAGCACCTGACATTGTGCCACCAGCAAGAGGCAACTTAGTTGCTATGCTGTTAGTTACTGTGGTCGAGAATGATGCGTCATTACCAAGGGCTGTTGCTAACTCATTAAGAGTATCAAGTGCTGCAGGTGCAGCGGCTACAAGGTTAGTTACTGCTGTTCCTACGAATGCTGTAGTTGCTACTTGAGTGGTAGCAGTACCAGCAGTAGCAGTTGGAGCAGTAGGAGTACCAGTCAATGCTGGACTTGCCAGCGGAGCATATGTGCTTGCTGCTGTAGCAGTTGGTAATTTAGAATCTAATTGAGTTTGGATAGCAGAGGTTACACCATCTACATAACCAATTTCAGTTGATGAAACAGTTGATGAGATACCAAGTTTTGTCCAGTCAATTGCTGCAGCAGTATTAATCTTGGCATTTGTAATTGTGTCGTTTGTTATGTCAGCATTTACAATAGCACCAGTAAGATTAAGTTTGCTATAAGCAATTGCTGCTGCAGTGTTAATATCTGCGTTAACAATTGTATCTGAAGCAATCATCGTTCCAGTAACAGTTCCAGTATCAGCAAGTGTTACTGCAGTTCCTGAAATCTTTGTTTTATCAATTGCTGCTGATGCATTAATATCGGCATTTACAATAGTACCATTAGCAATCATAGTTGAAGTTACTGTGCCAGTGTCAGTTGTATAAACACCATTAGTTACTGTTGCTGCATTGCCAGTAGTTGAACCAGAAGAACCAGATACGTTACCAGTTACGTTACCTGTCAAGTTACCAGTAAAAGTTCCTGCGATAGCACCCGTGCCAGTAATGGTTGGGCTAGTTAAAGTCTTGTTAGTTAAAGTCTGAGTGTTAGTTGTACCAACTACAGCACCAGTAGTGCCGTGTCCTGTTGTTGCTTCAATGTGCGTATTGGCTTCACGGTAGTCACGACCAATTGCCATATGTCGTACTACCGCGCCAGCAGAGTGTGCTACACCAGATGAGCCATCAATGCCACGAACAATTGTAAGCGTATTGCCAGAGATAGCACTAACATCTACAATTTCTTCAAGGGCTGTATCTGGGTCAATAACAACTGTAAATAGTTCACCTGCTGAAATGGTTACACCACCAGCAAGAGCCGAACCTGATACAACAGTTGTTGTAGTAGCGCTAGATGTCAAAGCACCACTAAGGGTACTTTGCTGTGAGCGGGATGAGTATTTTCTAGTTGTCATTGTTGGTTCCTATCGGCGGGAGAAGTGAACACGTGTTGGATAATTCTGTTGCTGCGCTCTAATTTCTTCTTGTAGACGCTGTGTATAAAGAGCATATAATTGTTTAGTAGCAGTTTGCGATGCACCATATGGGCGTTTGCTATCTGTTTCATCAGCCTGTGGGCTAACCTGAGAAGCACGGGCTGGGTCAAGATAAGTAAGCAAACGATAAGAAGCGCCAAGAATTACTATGTCGCGAGTAGATTCTGACAGTCCAGTTGTAATGTCATAGACATCTGAGTTAGTTGAAAAGGCTGTTGGATTGGCTGAGTAAATAACCTTGACAGTACGCCCAGCAATAGGGGCTTCGCCCAAAGTAATTGTTTGGACTTTATCTGTACCAGTTACATATCCAAATGCCTCAGGATTAGCATTAGCATCTAAGTCCCACTTACGAATTGGAATCCATTCTTTGGTAGGTCCAATACTTTGCCAACTAACTGTAAGGATATTTTTAATTTCTAAGTTGGCAAAAGCGTAAGTAGATACTGCTGCGTTAAATGTAAAGGTTGCAGTCTTTACAGCATAAAGACTTGCACCTAATGAACGGATAGTGTCATTAATAGCACGCTTAACAGCGTATTTTGGGAATGTAGGAGAGATAGTTACTTTGGCGTCAACGTTATGTTGAGCAGCAGTTGTACCTAGATAACCGCGACCATAGGGAGAAACAGTAGCAGTGTTAGCAATACGGTCATAGTTATCAATCCATATAAGTTCTTCATCAATTTCAATAGTACCTTTGCCTAATGACTCAGTTGAACCAAGAGTCAAAATATTTGGAGATGCGCTAGAAGATACTGTGGTTGTTACGCTAGCACCAAGATAGGTGCTGCGGTCTTGCTGGAATGTATAACCAGAAAGATTAATTAATACTTCATCAATCATATTGGCAAATGTTGTCATTACATATTCACCCTTCTAAGAGCCTCGGCTGCGCCAAGCCCAACGGTTCCAGCAATTGCGTTGCATGCTCCTTGCAGGTCTTTCCATTGGCTGATAGGTAATCCAGCATAAATATTGCAGGCACCAGTAGCAGCAAGACCAGTAGTACCAGCCAACTTATTGGCTGCACCTTCATCGTCTAGCATATTATCCATTGTTGGATATGTCCCACCATTAGCAAGACGATTAATCTCCATAACGAATGATGTTCCTGCTCTACCGTAAGCCATTGATTACTTCTTTCTGTGGTGTTTTGGAAGAATTAAATTTGACTGCTTTTCTACTCCGCCAAAGAATGCTTTGTAGTAATGCTCATCAAATGAGAATCGTTTCATGTGTGGAACTGTTGCCCCAGTATGGCAATAGACTGGAACATCTGCTTTATCACAGACGGCAAAGAAATAAATATCTTCGCCCATGAATGTGTTGCCAACTCCTACTTCAGTAAAGAATGGAGCATCTGGCAAAACTTCTTTAATACGTTCTACTATGCTGCGGTGCATAAGCACAAAGCCCATACCAGCAGCGCCTACTTGGATTAACTTATTTTCTGGCAAAGGGTGTAAGCGTTGAATACCAACTACACCATCTTGCTCAGCAAACTCATACACAGTAGGCATAGGAATCATAAGCGGGTCTTCTGGAGTATCTGTTGTAAAATAGACACCAGTAACAATAGGCCGCTCTGCGGCATCCTTGCTATCCCATAACAGTTTAAACTTATCTACACTTATAACAACATCTGAATCTACCCATAGTAGCCAGTCAGATTTATTATTGTCGTACCAATAATTGATTACTTTCTCACGTTGTCTGGCAATCTGATTGCCTTGACTACGCATAGAAGTTTCAAACTTAATACCAGATTTAAGCAGAACATCTGTTACGCCTTGCATAAACTTTCCATCTACATTGCCATTATCGCACCAAGCAATTGATACAGTTTCTTGCATTGTCCCCTACCTTATTTACTTAGCCCGTGTGTCTGCTGCTGGACGATTTACAATTGGCGCTTTCTTTGGTCCTGATACACGCTTTAGGCGTGGATTCTTTTTCTTAGCCTCAGCAGATGCACCGCGAGATGCAGCAGCCAAAATTGCTCCTGCTGCTTTTTTACTAAGGCCTTGCTTTTTAGCAATTTTATTTTGAACTGCTTTAAATCCAGGATGCTTTTTCATTACCATTTCACCTTATCTGCCCAGTATGCTGCTGACATTTTGCCCTTAGCAATATTCTTTGCGTGCCGTGCTTTGAATGCTTTACGCCGTGCTGCGTAAGATGCTGATTCCCCAGATTTCTTAGGTGAACCAGATACACCCTGTTGACCGAAGTGAATAGTTTTAACTTTATTTCCTTCTTTAGCCACAACTACGTGTGACTTAGTAGGATGATTGGGCGTGCGCTTTGGTTTGTTGTAACCAGATACACCTACTCGTTTCAGTCTAGGGTCAATCATTTCTTTTTCCTTACTGCTGCATTGTCAACTAAGTTTGGATAAGGACGACCTGCTGCTTTAGCACGTGCTTTAGCCTTAGCCTTTTGTGCTGGCGTTAAGGGAGTAGATTTCTTTTTAGGATTTGGTTTATCCCAGAACGCTTTCTTTTTCACTTCTTTTTAATCTGCTTTCCTTTAGCGTCATAACGGCGTCCTTGTAGCGCTGCTCCCCAGAACTGTCCAGCCTGAGCCGCTTCATCTTTGCGACCAACGGCATTATTCCATTGTTTATATTCTTTAACAATGTTGCCAATGTATTTAATAGGGTTGTTAACGTAACTCATTACTTCACCATCTTTTTCTTAGCAAGTTTCTTTTTACCCTTTTTCATTTCTTTCTTTTTTTCAGCACTAGATTCCATACCTTCACCAGCAGCATATGCTGCGGCTGCCTTCTTACCTGCAGGTGTATATGGGAATTTCTTTTTTCCGACTACTGGCATTAGATTTGTCCTATCTGTTTCATGACCTCAACGGCCTTTGGAGTTATGTCCTTCGCCTTTGGCATAGTGTCAGCATCGTATGCTGTACCCAAGGTTTCAGACGCTTTATGTGCTGCTTCTATATCTCGCATGTTAGTGCCAGACGGTTGAATACCTTCTGCTCTCGCATCTCGGTATGCCTGTAATTCAGAGTTCCATTTTTTATCTGGAATATCTCTAGCAGCATCACCAGTATTCAATTCAAGTGTTTGTACCTTGCAACCAAAGCAACCCTCTATATAAGTAGGATGTACTTGGCGTCTATGTAGACTCATATTGCAGTAAAGTTCGCTTCCGTTATTCCCACACCACCAGCAATAAGGGCTGCCTTAATTGCTTCGCTTACAGTATGGTTGTATCCGCCCCGATAAATCTCGTCATAGTCATCAAGGGCGCTATCAATAAGATAACGAACTTGAGAATAGACTCCACCAGTTTTAACAATGGTTATGCCTTTATCACTCTTATAAAAGAAGTGAAGACGATGTCTACCAATTGGTCCTTCACGGACTGTTGGTGTTTTAAATATATAATCTGTCATGTTGCTCCCTCTAATGGATTTACTCCTGAGTAGGGACATTACTGCCCCTACTCAAGCGTCAATCAATTAAGCGATTGATGAACCTGACTCAATGCGGTACAGGGCTTCTTCGCGGTAGCGAGCGAAACCAAGAACACCGTACCAACCCATAGGGCGGTGACGCATTAACTTGTCCACAACTGGACCGATGACTACGTGTGGTTCTTCAGCAACGGCTTCTGCCATTGCTTGCTGTCCTGCAAGGATTGTGCGGTAGACGCGTGCTGATGAAGCACCGTCAGTTGTATTGTAAAGACGAGCAGACTCTACGAAGAATGCACCTTCGTAGTTTCCGATTTCTCCAGCCCAGATACGGTCTTGTGAAGCACCGTATTGGTTAGGAAGCAACCAGCCTGCTGAGCCTGTTTCTGCACGAAGGTCGTGTGAAACTTCTGGGTGAATACCGCACCAGTAAAGTGAACCTTTACGAGCGATAGTCTTGTTAGCACGTAACTTAGCAACAGCCTTGCGGATGTTTGCTGAAGATAGTGTTGCAGCAGCAGTAACTGTTGCTGTTGATGTAGCGGTTGAACCTGAGTAAATCACGTTTGTGCCACCACGAAGTGTTGTCATTGCAACCTGGTCAATAGAATCAGCCAAGTTGAATGCAATGATGTTAGCAATCGCTGGGTCTACATCAGCAAGGCTGAATAGTTCCAAAGCACGAGTAACAAGAACAGAATTACCATACTCAGCAAGAGTAATAGTAACTGTTGTAGGGGTTGACATTGCTACTGCATCTGGGTCAGTATCTTCTGTCAAAGCAGTTGTTGCTGCTGAAAGGTCAACGTAGCGTTGTAGAACAACTGTTGAACCTGGAATTGCTTGTTTTGCTGGGCGCTTGTCTGCGACAGAACGAATTAGGGGTTCTGCACGAAGAGCAAACTCTAGAAGACGGTCATACGCCTTCTGTACTAAACCAGCGCCACCAGCGGTACCTCCGAGTGAGGATGAGCCTGTTGATACGTAGGAATTAGCCATTTGTTCACCTCCAAGTGAATTAGGAAACTATGATTAGTTTTGTGACAAGAAGGCGATTAGTTCTTCTGCGCTTTGCGCATTGTTTAATCGTGATTCCAAATCCTGTGCACGTTCAGGGGTCATAGCATTTTGCGTGATAATGTCTTGCTGACGAAGCGTTGCTAAGTTAGCCTTGTTATCATTATCCTGCTGTTCTGTAACCTGTAAACCAAAGAGGTCGGCATTATCATCGAGCCAGTTATTAACTGATTCTTCGCTAATATCGTCTAAG